TCGTTCTGCAATTTTCATTTTGACCCACTCAAGATGTTCATTGAACATTTTAGGGCCTTGCGGATGATTAATTACTGCCAACTCAAACTGAGTACGGATGGCAATTAGTTCTACAGTAGACTTTTTGGCATACTCTGCTTCTTGGTCGTACTGGTTTCCATTGTTGTAAGCCATGTCATTCTCCTTACTCAATTACAACAGGTCTTATTGTCATTGCCCGTTTTGGTAACTTAGGCAGTTCGCTTCATAACAGTGGTCTCTGCCAAACGCTTCCACTTGTCGGAGCCTTCGCCAACCATTTTCTTCAAGTCTGCAATTTTAATAACTGTACGCAGGCTCAACTCACGCAACTTGTCTTTGTTGGCATCTACGTACTCGTACAATTCTTGCTTGGCACCTTCTTCAAACTCGTATGCATCCAACATACCGTCCATCATAATTTGTTTGATACGCAACATTTTGTCACGTGTAGTATCCAATGTCAAATCCAGATAGTGACAACGGCTTTCCAATGCACCCAAGTGATCCTTGAGCTTTGCAGAGCGCACATTCTCAAACTTGATGTTGGTGATAAAGATTGCACTACCTTTGAACTCAAACTTGTCTGGTACACCTTCTTGACGCAACATGCGACTGTCTGTGTTCCAGCAAATTGTACGCTTCTTGGAACTGTCCAATGCTGCCTTCAAAATGTTCAGGCTCAGCTCGTCCATCAGTACACTGTCGCAATCGTCAAACACCAACACGTTACCTGCATCGCTATAATTGTAGAGCTTGCAATACAAACCAATGGCGCTCATTGCACCTTTGACAATCTCATAACGTGGACGAGTGCCACCAATCTTGTCAAACATAGCACTTTTGTCAAGTACCTTTTCTACACCAAAACTCTTGCCCACACCAGGAGGGCCAACAACAATCATAGCACGGACGGTACCATCAACTGCACCTTCTGTCATCTCTTCTAAAATGTCAAAGCGTTCACGAATACGCTCAATTGCCTGTTCATCTGATTCCTGCACTTTAGATTCCTTTCGTTTTGGTGCGTCAAAATTGCCTTCAACACTGGTTGCGCAATCTGCGGCGTTGGCTGGGATAACATCGCGCATGGATGCAACTTTAACACGAACTTCGCGTCCAGCAAACTCACCAAGTGATTCATCTGCAAGTACTGTAACATAGCCACCCTTGGTGCCTTCTTTGTAATCAGCAACAAGTGCAAACGTTTGATTTTTGATGTTAAAACTACGGTATGTACCGTTCAAAATTGTAATGTAAGCTGACATGTTGTTCCTTTGCGTGGATGAATTAACTTGCTACAGTATTGATTATACTGCTAGTTGGCTCAAAGAGCAACCGTTTTTTGGTTATTTTGAACAGTTATTAGGTCTTGTTGCGAAAATACAACACCGCCTAAACCTTGCTGATACATATCAGCGACAGCCTTGACATAAAATTGCATTACTTTGCCAGTTTTTGTAATCAGGGTGTACTGCATCATGTTCCTTTTTACTGTTTAAGTGTATATTATACGACGATTTGGACCAGTTGTCAACGGTTTTTTGGCTATTTTGTGTTGTATTTTAGCCACAAAAAAGCCCCTAACACTAAGGGGCTAAGTTGTCTAGTTTTTAAGCAGAATTAGCGTAGTTCGGCATCTTCCATGCCAGCCACACGTAGTTTTACCACGTTGGTGATTTGCCATTGCTTATTATCAAGCCCCTTGACAAGTCCAAGAAACTTATTACGGACAAGTGCAAACTCGTTTACAATCGAATCCATGTCACACACATCTGGTTCACCGTCTACATATTTTTCAGCATCGCGACTGGTTAGTGCGCGATTGTAATGTTCTGTAAATTGACGAAACTTTGCACTTCTGACTTTACGAAGTTGGATGTTAAGTTGCTCGAGTATAGCTTCAATCTCTTGTAGCTGATTGAATCGGTATTCTACAATGCCTGGCATTTCACGACTGGCCTTTTCAAGGCTACCAACTATTTTTAGTTCCATGCGGCCTTGAATGAGTTCACCTTCAAACCATTCAATGCAGTCTGGAAGGCAACTTAAATCTGCAACAACCTTCCTATACCAAGCACTCATTAATAATCCTCGTCTTCGTCTTCTTCAACTTCTTCCTCGATGTCACCAAGTATTTCTGCAAAAGCACCGTCAAGTGCTGTGTCAGATCCCTTGGCATCTTCTTGGGCCTGTTCTAAATTAACAAAGTCTTCAGATGCTCGCAAATATGCAAGGGCAGCATCTGGTCTTTCTTTTTTATCAATATAGGGTTTAACTGCTAGCCACATTTCAACTAGCATTTCTCCTGATGTATCACTCATTGTATTTTTCTCCATATATCCACCTTTAGTGGTCAGCGATACTTAGCTGACTTTGTTATTTTGTGATGCCATTTTAGACAAGTATGTTTCACTTTCAATCCACTTGTTGTTAACAAGGAATCCCCACTCTCGCTGTTGTGGTCCGGGCATGAACATGGTCCAACACTCTATGCTAGGATCAAGCTCAATACGATGGTAAGAACTAGCCCCACATACACGAAAACTGCCGGGTCCTCGCCAAACAGCAACTTCACTAAACTTGTTACCTTGTTTGTCAAAGATAGGTGTCCATTCATAATATCCGCCTTTCAATATTAAAGTAGCGTAAGGCCATGGATGATCATGCACATCATCTGGGTCTGATTTGCAAAACTTGTGTACAAACACATTAAATGGAAACCATGTTCGGTCTTTAAGGAAAACATAATACCTTTCTAGTAAGGGTTCATCTGAGCGTCGGTCCATGATAACACGATGTCGACCCAGTCGTTGCATTAACTTTTTAATCATTAAAAGCCCCATTGTTGATTCTTTGGCAGATTTATCGGAAAGTCAACATACCGTAATGGTTGTGGCGCAGTTTTGATTTGATGATCCCATTCATGAGTCCAAGTTTCAACCCTGGGATCAACGATAGTCAACCAAGGGATGCCAAGTGAGCATAATTCTTGTTTAACATATTTTAGCATGTCAACAGGATGATGGTGTGTATCTGTATAAATTTCTGTTAAATTGGTTAGTGACCAATTTACCTGTAATGTAACTGGTGGTGGATACGGTATCAGTTCTAAAATTGGTTTACAATCAAATTTGCATTTGTAAATATCAAATATATCGTCAACTTTTCTTAAAATTTTTGAAGTAGTAGTATCATGGCTACCATATGGTTCTTTCCAGGACATGCTAAACTGAGTTTGTTTAATACCTAGACCGTCTAGTGCCGCTCGTGTTGCATTGATCAATGTGCAGTCACGAAGTGCATAAAATTCCATATCTGCATATTTTTCTACCCAATCCTGCGGATACGTATTTTGATTAAAAATATTACCAGGTGTAAGCCATTTGCCGTCAACGATTCTATCTTCTCTTGACAAGGTGCTCCAGGCTATAAATGCATGGTCACCGGCTTTTAGCAAACCTTTGGAAATGGCCTGTTGTATCTGTATGGCAATAAACAAATTACCAGTACCAGGCATACCCCAGTTGTCGGTTTGAATTCCAGCTAAGTCGGCTTGCTTGAGTACGATATCCGCCCATGTAGGCCAATGGTACTTGGTAAAGCTACAGCCAAATGTCATTACTCTCATATTATCTTTCATCATCCCAAAATGCATTTAGTATAGGATATACACCATCGCTACTTCGCTGGATCTCTATCTTATCGTTGAAGCCTGCATAAACAAACTCACCAGGTGCAGTACGTTTAAAACAATCAATCATGATTTCTGGTTCGCCCATAATTTCATAATGAAGCATTTCAGATTCGTATAGTGTTTGAAGTTGTTCGATTAAGAGTTTGAGTTGCATAAGACTATTATAGCAGAACTTGTTGTCAAGGCCAATGGGGAGTTTCACCAAGTAAGGCTCTTATGGATTGAAACTCTTTCCAGGCGTCTCGATACATTGAGTTTTCTTGTAGTAATGCTAGATGACGTTCTTTATTGTCAATGTAATAATCAGCAACATCGTTTGATGGGGCAGAAGGCCTTTGACCTCCATGTTTACGATCCATATACTCAAGTGCATACTTGACAGTTGACTCTAAACGTTCAAACTTTCCAATTGTGCGTTCATCAAGTTCAACCTGGTACACTTGTTCTTCTGTTGTGGTGAATTGTTCAGACCAGTCAATGCGATCATGTTCTCGATCATTTGCCCAATTCATAAAACTAGGAGCAGAAGCACGGCGCAAGGTGTGCCGACCAATGATCTTTACACCTTGCGTTTTCAACCATTGTTCATGGTCTTCGGCCATTTATTCCTCGACTAGTTCAGGTGCTTCTTGCGGAACACTCTTGTCAAAGATATGTGGGTTGGATGTAATATTTGACATTACTGTGTCCAAACAACCATCATCGTTGCGTTCCCAACCCTTGCGGAACTTCTTAATGATTTCACCGTCAACTGTTGTGTAAACAAGACTATTGCCTTCTTTCTTTAACATGCCTTTGGCTTCGATCAAGTCAGTTAAACCGCTGTAAGGATTCATGCCTGTTTCGTATGGAATCTTAACTTGTACTGATTCAAAAGGCTTGGCATAACGTGTTTTCATGATCTTGCAACCTGCACGAATACCTTTAACCTGTGTAATCTTGTTGCCGTCTTCGTCTTCCTTCAGCTTCATTTTCTTCATTGCAACAACGATAGAACTTGCGTAGATAAAGCCTTGGCCACCAGAGATCTTGTCATCTGGGTCAAACATATCTTGCGATGCGTATGTGTGATTAGTACATACCAAACCTAAGTTTAAATCGCCAAACATGTTTACACAATTACGAACCAGTGATGTAAGTGCTTTAGGCTTGCGACCCATGTCACCTTTCATATCACCTGCGTTAAACTGATTAACGTCAGTTGGTGTTAACAACATGCCAAGTGAGTCAAGTACAAACAATACTTTAGGACGTTCTCCTTCTGCAATTGTTTTGTATTGTGCCACAAACTCGCTGATCATTTTAGCAACGTCATCGATCATTGCCATGTTAAGTTTTAGCAACTTATCCTCGGAAGTGTCTACACCAAGTGCATGTAACCACTTCTCGTCCAGAGCGTTTTCTGTATCAATTAAGATAGGAAAGATGCCTTGCTTTTGTGCGTTGGCAACCAAGTTACCACTACAGATAAAACTTTTGCCTGCGCCAGACTCGCCGGCAAATACAGTAACCTTGCCCATTGGGATACCACGATTAAAGTCTCCACTGATCAAATAGTTAAGTGCAAAGTTGTTGGTGGAAATCCAATCAGTTGGGTCGTTAAAGCCTACAGAGAGGCCTTCAATACTTTTTGTAATGCTCTTTCTAAATTTAGAGACATCGAATGCTTTTGCCATATTATTCCTTTAAGATGAAGTGGGAGAGCATCATGCTCTCCCTGTGTCAATTATGCTTGACGGCTGCGGATCATCTTAAGGATGTCGTCTACGCTGGGCTTGGCTGCTCCTTCTGCTGGTGCAACTGGTGCTGTTGCGGCTGCCGGAGCCGATTGTGAAGCAACAGGTGCTGGACGTGTTACTACAGGCGCTGCCTTAGCAGGTGTATCTTCATCAGCGTCTGCTGCCGCGCCAGGGGCATTAGCAATCTGTACGCCACTTGGACGATAGAACTTGCCCCATTGTTCTGGCTCGTACAACTTGCCTTCAACACTGGCTTCAAACATTTCAAAGATTGCTCTTTGTTCGTCGATGCCAGGACGCTTTGGCATAAAGTCGTTCAAGTTGAACAAACCGTGTGTTGCAATTGCTTGCAATTCCACTTCGTTCAAACTACGTTCTTTACGTGCCCAACCTGATGTTGAGTAGTCAGCGTAGCCACCCTTTTGTGTCTTGTTCAGGCGGAAGTCAGTTCCATTCTGATAGTCAGTTGGGATATTTTCCATGTCTGGATCCATCAACGCTTGCTTAATAAGCGTAAAGATCTGTGGAGAGATCACAAAGCGACGGATTGGGTTCTCTGGAACGCTATCTTCTTCCATTGGGCTTGAAACAACAAAACCTTGGAAAACATAACTACGCTTCTTCCAGTATGTACGGCCCAGTGCTTCCATGTTTGGATCTTTAAACCAAGGACGGATAGTGGCATGTACTGGACATGTTTCGCCCCACATTTCAACGCAAGGTACTTGTACGTAAACTTTTTTGTTTTCGTCTTGTCCTGCAACGCCTGCGAATGGAATCTTGATCATCTGACGTTCACGCCAAAAGAATGTATTTGTTTCGTCTGCGTCTGGGAGGAATCGAATTGAGGCTGAAGTGCCTTCTTGGATGTTCCAGTGTGCATAAATGGAGTTGTCGCCA